CTAGATAACTGCAAATTAGCAAATACTTTATCTTGACCTTCATTATTATTGATATTTGATTGATTTATAGAATTAAATAATTCTATAGAATATCTATAACAATCATCTAAAGATTTAAAAATATCTGGCGAAACTAATTTATATTCTTTCATAACATACCTAACTTAAATGTTGTTCAACATCCATCATAATACTTGTTATTGTTATAGGGTCAGCTACTCCATGCCCATCAATAACATATTTACAATATCTAAAATAATTACTAAATAATCCTTCTGGAAAATAATAATCATTATTTGTATAAAAAGATATTTTACAATAAGAAACATCATTTTTCATGTCAGCATCTTGTGCAAAATAAAAACTTATATTTATTTTTGAAGCTCTTGTTGTTTTATAAAATCCTAATAAAACCTCTCCTATGCTTTTTTGATTATCAACTCCAAAATCAAAAACTTTGCTTTCTCTTTGATATTTAACAGAACCTATTTCATAAGTATATCCTACTGTTGGTATTGTGTCCCAAGCTTCAACTGTTAAAGTATCTTCTGTATTGCTAGAAATTAACTTTTCTTCAACAAAATCATCATTTAAGTCATAAATAGAAACATAAACATCAGCTAAACCGTCATCTGTTGTATAAAAAGTAGCTCCTGAATCTGTTAAACTTGTTGCACCTGCTTCTGTTATTGTTCCTTTTAATGTTCCGTCACTTTCAGAACCACCACCGAAATTATTACCAGTAAGCATTTTATAAACAAATTTTCCTCTTGAACCATACCACGGAGTATTTACAACATTTCCATCATCAGATAATGACCTTACTATCCCTATGCAATTTGCCGGAATAGAAAGAAGCGAATATTGATTAATATTTCTATCAGCAATCAACATTCTATTGTGTTGAGTAGAACCTTCACTAGAATATAATAAAATATACCAATTTTTTTTATTAAGATACGCTGCTTGAACATAAGGTAATCTAGCTTCATTAAGTCCATCAACAGTTTTACTTAAATCAATATTTAGATTATAAGCTGTTTGTCCGGAAGCTTCATATATTAAACCTTCAAAAGTCATAAAAATATTTGTTCCGCTTGATGTTTCTACAATACTTTGATGAGAACAAGTCCCCACAGAACTTAAACTGTCTAAAGGAATAAATTCATCTCCACTTTCAGTAAATAATGTATAGCTATATCTTTTGTAAACAACTGGCTTATTTCCTTGTTTACTGACTCCCATTATAGGAGAATAATCTTTATTTACTAATCTATAATTGTGGTCTTGCGGAAAAGCCCACCACATTATTCTTTTAGTTAATGGATGCAAGGCTGTCCATCTAACCATGAAATCAAAATCTGATATTTCATAACTTGAACCTGCTGTTCCTGTTCCTTTATATGTTTCCGATAAGGTTATTTCTGTTCCACTTACATAGGTTTTTATTTTATATTTTCTAGTATCACCTTCTTTTTGAAAATACGAACCTTCCATAATTCTTGAAAAAACCGTACTATCTCCTGTTACTGTTGCGTTTCCATTTATTACCGTTACTGTTCCTGTATTATATATTTTAGAACCTGCTGTAAATATTCTAGTTTTAGTAGCGGTTATATATGCTTGGTTTCTTATTGGATAATTTAATTCATCTTGCTTTACTGTCCCATCAGATAAAATAGTAAGTTTTCCTGCAGCATTTGCTACAGCTCTTTCTATTCCTGTATCTGTAAACGTTGTTGTTCCTAAGACAACAAAACCTATATAATAAAAAATTGTTCCTCCGTCTTTTGTAGCATATATTTTTTTATGTGTAGTGTCTGCATTAAGAGCAGTAGCCCCAACTGTTATTATTACATCTTTATTAACAAAATTGCCTGTTATAACACTAGGAGAAGATAAATTTGTTTCTTGTCCAGAAAACATATCATCATCTTCTGAGCTAGTATCTATTCCATCAGAAGTATTTGCATTGTATTCAGAAATCTTATATATAAATCCTCCTGCCGCTGCTGTTTGTGTTCCGTCAGCTAAATGTGTTTCTGTTGGAATTTCTGTTGGTGTTATGTGATTCCATATATATTTATTATTAGCATCTCTAAAAACAGGATTTGATTTACCATCAGCGTAGAATGCAAATCTTTTTAATAATGCTACCGATGGATAATTATTCGGGTCTGAATCTAATTTTACTAAAACTGTCATAACTATCTCCTATACTATAACTATTGTTGAGCTATCACCTAATTGAACTATTGAAACAATAATATTTTCTTTAGCTGTAGAATGTTGTTTTTCGTTTCCCAAAAATGAACTCATTTTACCAGGAATTGATATATCCATATTAATAGAATTGCTTGCGTTTTCTATTTTTTGGTCTGTTTTGTCTATTCCGGTAACTATTCCGTTAAAAATTGTTTCTCTTTGTTTTGTCATATATAATTATGTGTTGTTGTTATTATACAAACACTTTGTGTTCCGATATTGTTAGCTACAAATATTTTATTATTTTCCACAGCTAAAGCCGCAGGATAAAAAAAATTAGGATATTCTAAGGGTAAAGCCGCAGGATTAAAAAAATTAGGATATTCTAAGGGTAAACTTGTTGCATTTTTTCCTATTTGTCTCTTAAATATCCCAAGCAAATCATAAACATAAACACCCATAATATATCCATATCTCCCTATTTGAGAAACAAAAAGCTCTCCATTGTAAACCTTTAGATTGTATGGACTAGATAAATCACTTTCTGTTATTTTATAAAATTCTGGTATATAAAATCTATCTAATTCAGTCATGCTTGAATCATATTTTATTATTAATCCATTTGTTCCTATAGAGCTTCTAGGTATAGAAGATATATATATATTATTATCATTGTCTTTAGTAATTCCGCTTGGAAAAGACAATTCTGGAACATTATATTGTTGAATAAAAGTACCATCTGTTTTATATTTTCTCACAAAAGATACAATTGTTCCACCAGGATTAAAAATTCCTGCTATTGTAGCAAAAATATAATCAACGCCTGTTATGGTTAATATTTCCAAATCTATTCCGAAAGCAATTGTTTCTCCTGCCCTAAGCAAACTTATTTCTCCGCTAGTTGTTCCTGTCAAATCTGTTATTTTTATTCGGCTATTTAGATAATCAATTATATACAACTTATTATCAAAAACCTTAATTCCATGCGGAAGATTAAAATTATCGTTTCCTGAACCAAAAGAACCAAATTTTCTTATAAAATTACCATTCCAATCAAAAACCTGTATTTGATGATTATCTGTGTCTGATATATAAATATATTCAGAACTATCAGCAAAAAATGGGTTATTAAAATTTGCAAAAATATTTTTCCATAAAAATAAATTTTCACTATCAATAAATGATATATTAAATTCTTCATTAAGCTGCACTATAGATACCGGATATTGCTCTAATTGTATTGAATATTGTTTTTTAGTACCAACATCATTATTTAAAGCCCCAAATGGATTGTCTATAAGTAAATTAATCATATTTACAGCGTTTTTTTTATCTATAATTGTGGAACTTTCGCTTACATCTATTCCATCAAATAATAATGTTTCTTCTATTGCCATTAGAATCCTTTGTATTCAATCATACTTTCTTTGTTTTCGTATGCATTATCTTGGATGTTTCCAATTTCAACTCCAATTCTTTGAACAGCATCACTTTGAAATTTTGCTTGCTTATCGGGATTATCTTCTATATACATTGCTTGAGATAACGCCATTAAAACACTACATAAATTTAATTCTTCATTATTAATTGATGAAGAGCTAGAAGATATATAATCAAGACTTGTTATTGAAGCTTCTGCAAAAGCTATTGTTAATGTAAGAGCTGTATCTTCTGTAGGTGTTTCTGAAACCGTATACCATTTAACCGGAAATGAAGTGTTATGTGTTTGGTCTAATAATTTACCTATTCCTATTTTATCACCTGCAAATATATTGCCTACAAATGCTGTTCCAATACCTAAAACATCTGTACTTCCGTTATTAATAGTTAATTTTCCAGTTGTGTAATATCTAGTCATTTTAGTATGTTTTTTCCGATATCTTGCTTCAATACAATCTTCACCATCCGATACTACTGGCTCATAAGGTGTTATAATTAATTCCCTGCTTTGAAAATCGATAGCCCACTTATTAGGTCTACTATTATCTTCTTCTCGCCATTTTGGATTATCAATATCTAATTCTTCTATTGATGTTGGCTCTAGTCTTTTTCTTTCTGTAGAATCTGTTCTTGAATAATAAACATCATCAATAAAATCAAGCAATAAATCAGAAACAATAGTTGCTAAACTGTATCTTCCATGACTTACATCTGCATCCGTAGAATCAAATACAGAAGAACCATATATTTGCTTAGTTCGTTTATTTACAAAATCTTCTGCTCTATCCAATAAATCTATTACATCAGCAATAGGATATTTGTTTACATTTGGCTGGCGAGCAATTCTATAAAACCAACTTAAATGTTCTGCTAAACTCATTCCCATAAAAAACACTCCTATAATTTAGGAGAGAGGTTTTTAAGCCTCCCTCCCTTAATAATTTTAACCAAGTACTGTTGTTCTGCTAATTTCATTCCATATTGTGCCATCACTAATAAATCTTATTACATATCTCTTTGAAGCACCATTAGCAAGCGTTAATGTTCCTGCTGAATCAGATAGCGTTCCATCAAAGGTCATAACTTCGTCATTGCTTCCAGCTGCATCAGTTATAAAAATAATAGTAGCTATATCTCCAGCTGAACCACCTGCTGAAAATGTTAATGTACAGTTTTCATCATCTGTATCAACGGTATATGTATAAAGCGTATCGGTTCCAGGCACTACGGTAATTGTAGCGGTTGTGTCAGCTGTTATTACTGTTGTAGCTGCTGTTTCTAAAGCTATTCTTCCAGTAACAGAAGGCAAAGTAACAGTTTTGGATGAATCTGCGGCATCATCTACAGCTAAAATAGTATAAACCGTATCTGCTGTATCTCCATCAAAACTTAAAGGAGTAGCTCCTGCGACCTTTCCTGTTACAGTAACAATATCACCTATTGCATTACCTAAAGTTACAGCTCCATTTGCTATAATAGCTCCTGTTGCGGTTAAATCTCCACCAACAGTTAAACCGTTTGTCATAGTATTTGCACCATCAGCATTAAGTCTAAAAGTTTCTGTAATAGTACCGTCTATATTTTGACTAAAAATTATATCTGCATCTTCTGCACCGTTAGTCTCTGTTGTTAAAGCTACATCCATAGAGCCTTGTTGCTCTACTCCACCCAAATCTTCAATATTAAACGATAAGCCAACTCCAAGTCCTGCTGCTGCTGTACCTGTTGTAGAAGATGTAAATGTTGCTACATCTTGAACTGCATTAGCGGTAGCACTATCATTTACTACTATAATATCACCAGTGGTTGTAAGCAAACCTGTTTTGTCTAAAGTTAATATTGTTGCATGGGTATCTTTAACTGTTGTGTCATTTGTAAAAATTAAAGTGTTAGCTGTTGTAGAAACTATCTGGAATTTATCTCCAGCATCATCGCCTTCATCAGCTGTAAGTTGTATTCCTGCGTTTTTATCCTCAAAACCGTAAGCTTCAATTAAGGTAGTTTCGTCATTAGAAGCAAACCTAATTTCATCATCAACCGCCACAGAAATTGTTTCGTCACCAAGAATTAAAGAAGTTACTGTTGTTGCTCCGGCACTTAATGTTCCAGTGGTTGTCAATATTTCATTGTCAAAATCTATTGTTCCACTAGCTGCCGTAATTTTACCATTACATCCAACAAAATTAATTAAAGGTTGGTTAGTTGTTGTAGATATTTGGATATAATCATCAACATCATTATTACACATAAAATCAACAGTTCCGTCTGTAGCATCAGTTAATTTAAATATTACTCCTCCATCAGAAGAATCCATAACCGAATCATTACCATCCATTGTAACAGAAAAAGTATCGCCATTATCAATGAATTTAAATGCATTGTTAGTGCTTAAATCAATGTTTTGTGCATTAGTTGACCCATAAAAATCATCAGAAGTCATTTGCGTGGTATACAAATTACCAGTAGAATGAGTATAGATAAATTTAGTAGGGCTTCCTGACGCTGTAACCGCAGTTCCATCATCCGAAAAAGGACTCGTTACTTCTCCGGGCGATGTAATTGTTCCACCACTATCAAAAGTGATTCCTGTTACGGTTAAAGTTACTCCTGAAAAATATGTCCCTGCTTCTTGTGCCGCCAAATCTGTTCTTAAATCCTGAAAAGCTTCCCATGAATTATAGGGAGCTGAACCAACTTTTAGTTGATTAATTCTATCCTCCGAATAATTATCAGTAAATTCTCCGGCATATAAAGAACTCGAAATAGACAACATAAAAGTAAGGAATAAAACTATGTATCTCTTCATTATGTTTTTCTCCTTAATTATTAATTGCTTTTATACTGTCCCTTAACCCAAACTCTTACTTCTACATAATTTGCATCAGCGGCAGTAACCATATCGCTTTTCCAAAGTTTAATATTTACTTTGTTTAAAGTTGTTTCATCTTCTAATGCAGTAGCATAAGCACATCCTGCAACAGGGTCACCATTTAAAGCAATACTAACAACTTCAACCTCGTCAAAATCTGTAAACGTATAATCTCCAGTTGCGGCATCTGTGGTTAAATCTGCATAAGCCATAGCATATTCACCGGAAAATTCTGTTTTAACTACACTTCCTGAAATCTCGAACGCAGCCATTATTTAATCTCCTTTTGTTTAATTTTTTTCTTTTTTATTACTTTTGGAATATCAACTTTTGCTTCTTCTATAATAACTTTTTCCGGAGTAATATCTCTAAAAATACCGCTCTGAAATTCCATGATAGAAGCAAAAAGTTCATCACTAACTTCTTGAGGTACTTTCGGAATAAAAGAAAGTCCTCCTTGTTCTATTTTTTTGGGATTTTTTTTACCCAAATAAATAATTGTTTTCATTATTACCTTTCATTTTTTACGCATTAGGGTCGGCAATGTATGTATCAGCAGAAATAATACTATAATCAATACTGTTAAATTTAGTTTTCTGCAATCCATAAATTAAACCTGAACAAATACTCCATTTATTATCATAGTCAAGTGATTTTTCAACCCATTTCGGGTCTCTTCCTTCTGCCAATAAAATAGCATTAGCTCCCATAAACAAAGCTCTTGCACCTGTTGTAACACCACCACCACCCCATGTACTAAATGTTTGTACAAAAGGATGCTCTACGATTAAAACGCCGTCGTGCATTCCAGGAGAGCCTTTAAATAAAGGATTATCAATACCTCTAACAGCAGCTTCTCTTTGGTTTGCATTCCACTCTGGATCACGTTTTAAATCATAAATCTGATAAGGATGACAAAACATCACATACTTAACATTGTTAGGTAAATCTAATTCTGGCATTACCGGAACACCTGCAACTTCTGTTGTGGCTTTAACTTTACATCTTGAAATTAAATCCAATGACATTTTATCTGCTGAATCAATATCTGCTACTTCGGTAGCATCACCACCAAATAAATTTCTATAAGAAGATGGTGCTGTTGGAGTATTAGCAAATCTAATTTCATCCGTAGCTGTTAAAATACCGGAAGCTTTATAAAATAAATCTTTTTCGGTAAATCTTGATAGATATGTAGAAATACTATGTTTGGCTTGCATACGCATATTATACGCAACCTTTTTCTCATCCATATCACCCTTTAAACGAACTGGTTTTCTGACTTGGTCTATATACACATCTTGTGTGTACAAATCCATTTCTTCTTCGTTTCCTTCTGCTTCTCTATCTCCAATAATAGGGGCGTCTGTAAGCATAGGAGAAAACGGAACTCTTACGTATTCACCATTCTTCTTTTTTAAATCTTTCTTTCTTAAAATTATTGTTTGCTTTCCTTCTTCTAGCATAGAGATTTGACCCATTTTGCTAAAGTACATTTTCATACCCTGCTCATAAATCAACTCCTGTACTAACGACCTATCTCGCATATTAGATGCGCCTGCTGAAATTGCCATAACTTCACCTCATTTTTTAGTTTACTTTTTTAAAATACAACACACTATTATTGAGATTTATCACGTGGTTTCTCATCCACGAACAGAAGAGATGAACTTCCGACAAACGCATCTTTTATGAGAAATAACAACTTTTTTATTGGCGAGATGATTTCCAATACGGTAATTTTGCAACCATTGTTTTTACATCTCTTTTTTTTAAACTACTATCCTAAAAACCGCATTCTTTCACTTTCCGGCAATGCTAACCTTTCTTTTACGCTTAATTTTTCATAAGCACTTTGGTCTATTTGTGTCTTACCTGTTTTAGAGCTTCCTGTATCAATATTAATTCTATTGCTATTAGTATTGATTTTTTGTGCTAGCTCTTTCCCTGTTTTATTTTTAATATTTCTAATGTAGTCATCCGTACTTTTATAAAACCTATTAATCTTGTTTACGTAATTTTTTGCATAAACTAAATCATCATGAACATCTTCATCTTCTTTTGCCATAGCCAAAACCACTTTTTCTTTTGCAAGAAATTCAGGGTCAGCAGCTATAGCTGTTGCTCTTGCTAATTGTCTTTCTGTAATCCTGTTTTGTTGAGCAATGTATTCCCTTTCTTGGTCTCGAAGTTTTTTATATTCACCATTAGTCAATAATCGACCTTCTTCTTCTTCCATCTCCTCTTTTGTCATTTGCGGTTGTTGATGTTGTGTTCCTTTAAATGAAGCAAACTCTTTTCTTGTTTCAATTAAATCCTTTAATGTTCCGGCATTTGCTTTTAAAAGCTTTTCATTTTCGGCTCTAAGCTCTTCCAGTTTTTGGTCTCTATCATCAACTGCTTCTTCTTCACTATTATTTACATCTTCTTCACTATCTCCACCTATTAATGTATCTTCATACTCTACTTCATCATTCATTTTTCTATCTCCTTTTTGTTTTCTTACGAGGGCGTCCCCTCGATATTCTCCCCAATCATGAGCCTGGGGGATTAGCTCTTCTTACTATCTATCTTCTAATAATTTTAATAAATGTGTTGCTGTTGTGTCTGTTGAAAATACAGCCTTAACTAATATAGGTATATCTCCACCCAAACAACTTCCTTGCTGTGCATTTTTAAACAATGTAGCTACTCCTGATGCTAAAGCTGTACCACTTATCGCCTCTGAATCAGAAACACCAGCTAAAATAGCCCTTATATCACCAGATACGCCAACATATATTGGCACAGCTATATTATATAAACTAGATGCTAAATCTGATGCGGTTATTTCTTCAACTTTATTGCAATATTTCTTTTCTCTTAAATTTAGTGACATTATTGTTGACCTCCTTGATTTTGTGATTGAATTAAGGCATTATTATATTCTTTTAATGCTACTTTTAATTTTTCTTTTCCCGCTACAGAAGAATTTTCAAGCATTGTTTCTTGAATAACAGGTAATGGTATTAAATTATTTTGAGCCCACCTTTCTAATTGTTCATTTATAGCTAATCTCATAGTAGGTGAGAAACTCTGTTCATCAAATGCAATGTCATATTTAAATAAATCTTTCTTTGCCAACAATTCCTCCGCTTCTTGATAGCTTATTTTTCCAATATAATCACCATTCCCAAGTTGTTTACGTTCACCAACTACTTTAACCATTTTTTCAGGAGTAAAATTACCTAAAATAAACTCTACTAATCGCACCCCTGTTATTCTTGTGCTATATTTTTGATTATCTAAAACATCAAACACAACCGTTAATCCCTGTTGTCTACGAATCTCTAAAGCTGTTCCACTTACAGTTTTATCTTTCATTCCCATCATATCGGCACTTATGCCCTTAATTCTCTTCATTATATCAGCATTATTTCTCTCATCGTTGCTGTGTGCTGTAGAATTACTGTTTGGATATTCCCTTGTTATTTGTCCATCGCCTGTTTTAGTTATTACCATTCCCGGAACAGAACCGAATTTTTTTAAATGTAATTTTCCTTTTGGGTCTAAAACTCCTTTATCGACAATCCATATGCCATTAGCTATAGAATTTTTAATATGTAAATCTTGGCTCATTCCTTTGTTAATGTATGTTTGTGGTTCTTTGAGTGGTCTAACAAAACTTTGATATATTTTATCTATAGTTTGACCTATTGGATTATGTGAAGGGCAATATTGTATAATAGGAAATTGCTTACAATACGGATAATCTGGGGAAATAGTATCTTCAATCAACATATCACCTATCATATATGCTACTCTTGGTATTTCTATTTCTCTTCTTAAAAATACAGCATCTTGTCTATATCTTGCTATATTTTCTTCTTCTTCTTTTGACAATTCATTATCAGTTATATCTATAAAATCTCCACTTTCTTGATATAAAACAAATTTTCTGCTTTCATAATTTTTATAAAAAAACTTGTCTACTGTGTATAATAATCTACTATTAGGTCTATTTATTGGCAAAGCATTAGCACCATATAAAACTGGTTGGTCGTATCCTGTTTCTTGGTCGAACTCTACAACCGAATAATGATTTAATATGCTGTCGAAACTTGTTGCATCAGGTGCTAAATCTTTAATTTTGCTCTTATATTTGCTAAAAACTTTATCTAATTTACGCTTATTTATTCTAACTCTTTGCATGACAAATTCAGCGTCTTTGCTGATGTCATATTCGCGGCAATCAGGATCGACAAACATCTTGGTGAATGGTTCATTCTTCATCTTTATACATCCATCAATAATATCTTCAGAATAATCCATACTAATGGTTGTATAGCCTCTAGCCCCCATTAATCCGTCTTTAAATGACCTAGACATAATGTATTCACCGTTATTTTGTCTAATTACGTGCTTAACGCAATCTGTAAGAATATCAGCGAAAAAGTCATCTTCATCACTTGTACCTAAAACCTTTATATCTTGTCTGTTTTGTGCCTGTATTCCGACAACCAAAGAGACAAATGGAGCTATTTCGTTAAATTGTATAGCTGGTTTGCCTTGATTTTCTATTTCTTCTTTTTCATCTTTCTGCCATTGATAATTAAGAACAAAATCGGTATCCTGAATAGAATTAGCTAAACTCAACCCATACGTTGCTTCAACGTCTTGCCTGTACTCTTTTAACTTCTTTTCTGTATCTTTTTTTGACATTATGCGGTTCTCCAATTTGGTACTATATCAAAATCATCTTCATCTTTTCTTACATCACTTAAATAATAAACATTATCTACTTCGGCACACGCCATCATAATCGTATCTTTTAAGCCAGGACTTCGACCAAGCTCTTCTTTATCATACTTTTTTTGTCGTATTACTATGTATTGAGAAGGGTCTTCATTATTTATTTTAACTGTCTTAAGCTCTTCTCTTTGCTCATTAACAAAAGAGCTATCGTCAAGTATATCAATAATATTATCTACGAAAGCCTCTCTCATTTTCCAATGACCCTCACTGTATCTATATTTAAAAGTATCTTTATCAACTGTATTTGTGCTGCTTCCCTCAAATCCGATAATTTGCATTTTACTATCTGCCATTGACTGTAAAAGTTTATATAAAACTCTTCCTATTCCATCTATATCAATTATTATAGCGGTGCATCCATATTCTTTTGCCATTATCAGTACAGGAGTTACTAAATTTTGTACTTCTATTTCTCGCAATGTTTGCCTTTTTATCATTTTTAAATTTTCCCATGCCACTAATTCGCTAGGGTCATTGCCACCGTCAGCAGGGTCAACTACTAAATACTTTTTAACTCTATCGTATCTATGGATTTTGTTTCTTTTTTCTGCTCTTTCTATTGATGCAATCGGTATTAATTGGTCTACGTCATCAGTAGGTATTTCTCCCAAAACACGTGATTTATAGTATGCTGATTCTTCTCCGTATTTTCTCCCTATAAATTCCGCAAATTCACGCCCTGCAAGTTTAGGTATTACCTCTTTATCTTCTTTATAGTTTGGCGTGTCCATTACACTAATTGTTATTTTATTCCAATCTGGACTACCAAAGCAGTTTACAAACTCGCCTTGGCTTGATGTTGGGTTCCCAATAGCCAATACTTTGCACTTTTCATCAACTATCAAACTGTCTACCGCATCCCATATAGTTTTATGTATTCCGGCTGCTTCATCTAATACCACTAGTACGTGTTCGTTGTGATAGCCCTGAATTGCTGTAGCTTGTTGCGTCACTGTATCTGGTCTAACAGAAACACCTATTGCAAACCATTTTTCCATTTTATGCTTTTTTCCATCATTATCAACTTTACTAAAAAATGACTGCAAATCTAATTTTGTTGTGTTCGGAACTCCACCTAAATCAAAATTAGCACATGAATGAGCAAGACGAATGTCCCGCCACAAAACCTGTTCTACTTGCGTAAATGTTGTAGCTGATGTAACTACCGTACATGGATAAAAACAGTATAAATACCATAACGCTAATCTTGCGGCTGTATACGTTTTGCTGACTGAGTGAGCTGCTTTAACTGCTGTTCTTCTATTGTTCTTAACTGATTCAACAACTTCTCTCATTTTATCCCAAACATGCTCTTTTTTGACATCTAAAATATCAGTCAAAAATGCAATAGGATTATTGCGATATATATTAATTACATCGTTATAATTTAATATTTTTTTATCCATATTTTATAAACAAAAAAAGAGACACTCCAGGGGTCATGACCTGAAATGTCTCAATGTTAAACTCGGGAGCAACCCCTTGCAGTTTATTTTTTTGATTCAGCAGCTTTTAAAGCTATCTGCGCAAACGTATTTACTTCTACTTTTGCCTCAATTTTTTCAGTCCACATCGCTAAATGTTTACCGAGTAACTCTAAACTTTTATTTGCAGCTGTAGCATCAAATTTCCATTCTCCTGTCGGATTTCCTTCCCTATCAAGCACTTCCGTTTTTTGCATACATCTATTTTTTAATTCGATTAAATCAGATAATATCATCTCTACCGATAAGTCAACTTTTTCAGCTCTTTTTTCTGTCTGTTTTTGTAAATATTCAGCAATTTCAGGTTTTTTCAATAATTCGTTCCCAATAGAATAAGCTGTTTTTTTACTGTAACCTGCTGATATTGCGGACTTTGTTGCGTTATACTCTTTTAGATAGTTTTTGCAAAACAGTTTTTGTTTTTCTGTAAGCTTATTTTTGCTCATAATATTATTGATTAAAATTGGCGGGCTTTTTAATTGCTAGAACCCCGCAGTAAACTAGCTGAACAATTTAGCGATCTGTTGACATAATTTACGTCGTTTTTTTTATCGCCTAGTTCGTAAATTTCTATTCAACCGCCCAAAATGAGCATAGTTTAGAGGCTTGGCGGTTATGTTAAAACAATCAAAGAGCAACGGACTAAAGTCCTTTTATCTAATCTAATCTTAAGATGCAGATGCTGTTTCAAATAAACATATTATACAGTATATTTTTTTGCTTGTCAAGATATATTTTCAAATAGTAGTAAAATTACCGCCTTGATTTTGTGCTTGAGTAGGTAAAATTACCACCGAAAGTAGTAAAATTGCCACAGTTAAAATAAAAAAAGAAGGTAAAAGTACTACCTTTTTTGAGGTTTTAAGAGTTTGTTTAAAAGCAAGTAAAAAATAAGTAACGTATTTGCAAATAGTTATGTAATTTATATAAAGTTGGCACAGTGCTTGCAATATAACAAATCATAAGTAACAATTAATAACCAAAACCAAAAAGGAGAAAGAAATGCCACAGAAAACAACGCCATGCGGAAAATATGCGTATTATAGCTACGGAACTAAAGGTAGTCTGGAAGATAATGTTAAAATGGAGGAATTTTGCCGTTCAGGATGTAAAGAAGATGTTTGTATCCTGTTAGTCAAATCAGCCCAAATATCCGGAGGATTAAGAAATCTGAAGCGGTCAATTGAACTTTTAAGTAAATATGAAGATATGACGGACGCCAGAATTTTATACCAGAAAATTGAGGCTAAAAAAGCAGAATTAATAAAAATTCATGGGTAAAAAAATTTATCTTGACTGGTACACTTGGATTTAGTACACTTAATAAAAATCTGGTAAGGAAATCAATTTCCTACCCAAAAACCAAATAAGGAGGAAGTCATGGACGTAAAAGAAGCGTACAAAGTAATGCAGGAGAATTGCGGTATAGAAGTAGGGGATACGGTTAGAGTATTAAGAGAGGCGAAGAGCCATGAGATGGGATGGTCTCATATTTGGGTAATAACGATGAATGAATTTATTGGTAATGAATTAAAAGTTATAAGTCTAGACAACGGAGCAGGAATACAGCTAAGTAATGATTATTATTTCCCCTTTTTTGTTTTAAAACTTACAAGGAAAGCAAAGAAAATAAATCTAAACGGCTCGTATACAGTTGTGGAGCTACAAAAAATAATCGATGAAAACAAATAAGGAGGTGATTAAGTGAAAAAAGAAGAAGCGAGAAATT